TAGCCCTTGCAATCTCTGAAGCTAAGCAAAAGCGCTCAGAAGAGACAGGTATCGACGCTCAGTACGTGTTGAAGAACGCGGCTGAGTACCTGGATATGTGCATGGGTCGAGCATCGATCAAGAAGGTTATCAACTCTGACGGTGTTGCTGAATCGCATGACGTCTACGAGTTTAACCAGGCTGGTGTCGGTAAGGCGCTTGAGCTGCTAGGTAAGCACGTAGAGATTGGCGCGTTCAAAGAGAAGGTCGAGCACAGCGGTAAAGTAGAGCTCTCGCATGAAGAGTGGTTGAGGTCGTTGAAATGAAGACAATCGTCCACGTTAACCAGCATGTGATTAAGTCGAACCGCAAGAACGGTGTGACTGAGCCAGTACTGACTGTTAAGACCTACAAAGATAATCGATACGCGCACGAAGCGATCATCCGAGATAAGGATGGCGAAGAGGTGGCTCGCATTATCTACAGCCCAGACAAGCCGCTCAGCTGTGGCGCTCATGTTTGGATTGAGACACAGCAGCCAGTGGAGACCATTGTCCATGAGTGAGCTTGATCAGATCAGGCTGCGCTTAAAAGATGACTTTGATTTCTACGCTCGCAATTGCTTAAAGATTCGCACGAAGGAAGGTTCGGTTGAGTCGTTCGCTATGAACAAGGCTCAACAGTACATCCACAATCGGCTTGAAGAGCAGCTGAAGGAGACTGGCCGTATCCGTGCCATTATCCTGAAAGGACGTCAGCAGGGCGCATCCACCTACATTGGTGGTCGCTTCTACTGGAAGACATCGCATCGTGCAGGGGTGAGAACATTCATCCTGACACACGAGGCGGAGTCTACGTCGGCACTCTTTGAGATGACTGAGCGTTATCACGAGAACTGTCCTGACTACGTGACACCGGAGACCGGCGCATCCAACGCTAAAGAGTTAATCTTCAGTGACCTGGACAGCGGCTATAAGGTCGGTACGGCGGGAAACAAATCAGTGGGTCGTGGTACTACCGTTCAGTTCTTTCACGGCTCAGAGGTTGCGTTCTGGCCTCATGCATCAGAACACGCCAAAGGTATCTTGCAAGCCATACCTGATTCACCCGACACTGAGGTGATTCTAGAGTCTACTGCTAACGGTGTGGGTAACTACTTCCATCAGCAGTGGATGCGAGCTGAGTCAGGCGAGAGCGGCTACCAAGCCATCTTCGTTCCCTGGTTCTGGCAGGATGAGTATCGCAAGTCCGTTCCAGATGATTTCAGCCCGTCGGTTGAAGAGTCGGAACTGATGGATATCTACAGTCTCGATGCCTCACAGATTCTGTTTAGACGCGCAAAGATCCACGAGCTATCAGCGGATGGTATCGATGGCAACATGGCGTTTAAACAAGAGTATCCAATGACAGCCCAGGAGGCGTTCCAGGTATCTGGCTCAGATGCGCTGATTAAGCCTGAGCTCGTCTCTAAGGCACGATCAACCAAGGTCTTGGCAAACGGCCCACTGATTATTGGTGTCGACCCTGCGCGCTTTGGTGACGATAGAACAGCCATCATCCGCCGTCGCAATCGTTCAGTGTACGGCATTGAGACGTACAGCAAACGAAGCACCATGGAGGTGGCTGGTATTGTTCACACGATTATCAAAGAAGAGAAGCCTGATCAGGTCGCCATCGATGTCGGCGGTTTGGGTAGCGGAGTCTATGATCGTCTTGTTGAGCTTGGCCATGCTGACATACTCGCTGCAGTAAACTTTGGTTCATCAGCACTCAATCCTAATCTGTACATCAACAAACGTGCAGAGATGTGGTGGGAGATGCGCAACTGGTTGGCTGGTGATCTACCGGTCATGATTCCAGATAGCGATGAGCTACACGGCGACCTCTGTGCGCCACAGTACAAGTACGACTCCCAGTCACGACGCAAGCTCGAGACGAAGGATGAGATGCGTAAACGAGGTATCCGTTCGCCGGACATTGCCGACGCGCTCGCACTCACATTCGCAGAGCCAATCAAACTGAAGGATGAAGCCGTCATTGACGCGCCAATCGTCGACAAGGTTGCTGGGTACTAGTGAAGTATAAAGAGCGCAACTAAAGACTAACCAACCCTAATCGCTGAGGGAGAAACAGCCTTAATCGCAAGCACCCTAAGGTATCTGGGATACTGAAGCCGTGGTGGCAAGAAGTTGAGAGCTGTCCATTAAGGTGGGGGCTGACCCCTTAAAAGTGTAGCGATGCTCTTTACCTATTCACGGTGATGCTCAAATCGTGGAGGTTACTATTAACAACACCTCCCAAGCTTAGCCCGAGAAGAACCACTTTGTAAGCCGCCTATGCATGGGCGCCAATAACTCAGGATAAGGGTCGGGACTACCTAGCCGAGTGCCTGACATTCAACGAATTAAGCCAGTCGTGAGACTCGCGGAGAGACAATGAACGACGAAACTAAACGACACGAAGAGACGGAGTCAGCTGAGTATGAATCTCAGGAAGACTACATGGCAATGCAGGCTGAGCGCCTACAAATCTTTGCTAGCCGTCTCTCTCGTCTAGCCAGTGAGCAGTCTGGTAAACGACAGACGATTGAATCACGATGGTTAGATGACATCCGCCAATATCACGGCGAGTACGCACCAGATGACCGTGCTAAGCTGCAACGCGCAGGCGGCTCAGAGATCTTTGTAAACATCACTCGTAACAAGACCCTAGCCGCTGAAGCTCGTCTTCAGGACATGCTGTTCCCGACAGATGATAAGAACTGGGGCATCAAGCCAACACCAGTACCTGAGCTTAATAAGATTGAGACCGGTACCCTTGGTCAGGATTCAGCAGGCAACCCTGTTGACCTGGGCGCTATGGCTGATGAGATTCTCCAGGAAGCTGCTGATAAGGCAGAGGGCATGGAGACTGAGATTGATGATCAGTTAAACGAATCACGGTACCAAGCTAAAGCTCGCGACATCATTCATGACGCGTGTCAGTTGGGTACTGGGATAGTCAAAGGTCCAGTAATCGTTGGCCGCACTCGCAAACGTTGGGATACGCTCCAAGACGGTACGAGTGTGCTGCAGATTGTTGAAGCACTTGAGCCGAGCGTTGAGCGAGTTGACCCATGGGATTTCTTCCCAGATATGTCGGCCAAGACAATAGACGAGGCAGAGTTTGTGCTAGAGCGCCGTCGTCTCAGCAAGAAGCAGCTACGTGAATTCTCTAAGCTGCCTGGCGTTATGCTCGACCACGTTCGAGAAGTACTACGTGGTGAAGCTAAGTCAACGCATATTGCGCGTGATCACCTAAACGACATTCGAGGCATCACAGGTGTTTCTTCTGTAGGTGATGGCAACTTATATGAGGTATGGGAATACCACGGTCCTATCAGCAAGTCAGAGCTCCTCGATGCGATGGAACTCTCTGGCGAGATGATGGATGACTATGAGATTGACGAGCTAGATGACGAGATCGAAGGCATTGTGTTCTTCTCTGGTCAGCACGTACTGCGGGTACAGCTTAACAACCTAGACACCCAGGATCGTCCATACGCTGTCTTTAACTGGGAGCGTGACGACTCAACCATCTTTGGCTTTGGTGTGCCATATCTAATGCGTCAGCCACAGCGCGTGATCAATGCGTCATGGCGAATGATGATGGATAACTCAGGCATGTCGGTTGCTGACCAGGTGGTGGTTAACCGTGAGTTGGTGACACCGGCTGATGGTGACTGGCGTCTAGGTCCAAAGAAGCTCTGGTTCCTAAAAGATAAGACGCGCTCTGTTAACGAAGCGTTCTCTACCTTCAGCACACCGTCGCATCAGCAAGAGCTGGCAAACATCTTCTCGATGAGCCGTCAGCTAGCCGATGAAGAGACCAACCTGCCACTGATTGCACAGGGTGAGCAGGCTTCACACGTTACTAAGACCAGCTCTGGTATGGCGATGCTGATGAACTCAGCAAACATCGTTTTACGCCGTGCGGTTAAGAACTGGGATGATGACGTCACCCGACCACTGATTACTCGCTTCTATGACTGGAACATGCAGTACAGCGATGACTCATCAATCAAAGGTGACTACACCATTGATGCTCGTGGTTCAGGTGCTCTATTGGTTCGTGAGAAACAACAAGAGAACTTGATGATCTACGCCAACATCTCAGCTGGCAACCCTGAGTTGGCAATGCGTCGTGACTGGGCGGGTCTAGATAAAGAGATTGCGAAGTCGCTTGAGGTTCCTTACTACAACATCACGAAGACTGATGGTGAGATTGAGGAGGCTAAGCAGCAAGCTCAGGCAGCCGCGCAGCAGCAGGGCGTTGATCCAAGCATCCAGCTCAAGCAGATGGAGATGCAGATTAAGCAGGCAAGCGTCCAGGGTGATATCCAGGAGTCGCAGGCTAAATCGCAGATGGCTCAACAAGAGCTACAGATGCGCATGCAGTTGGAGCAGATGAAGCTTCAGCAAGAGCGAGAGCTCCGCATGGCTGAGATGCAGATGCGTTACAGCACCACTCAACAGCAGCTAGAAACGAAGGCGGGATTAGATTCTGCCAAGATCCAAACGGATCGCGAGAAGGCGGCTGGTGACCTGGCGATTAAACGCGCAACCTCCCAGATGCAGGCACAAAACATCGCTAACAAATTTGATACATTCTAAGGTGTAACCATGGAAATACCTGTCCTCCTCACGTTGACTGTCGCACTCGCTTTTATGGCCTGGGTCATTGTTACGGATGATGACGGGTATTTGTAAACCTTTGGAATAGGTCTATACTGTAAGAGTAATGAGACGACCAAAGGAGAAACATCATGGATTTTTGGCAAGTAGTAGACGTTGTCGAACACATCG